CGTGGGCCAAAGACCCGAGCACCCAAGTTGGTGCCGTCATCGTTGACAAAAAGAACCGGGTACTCAGCCTAGGGTACAACGGGTTCCCTCGTGGGGTCCAGGATTCACCTGAACGGCTCAATAACCGTGAGGTCAAGTATTCCATGGTCGTCCATGCGGAAATCAACGCGCTGATCTTTGCCACACAACCCCTTGACGACACCACACTCTACCTGTGGCCGTTCCTTTCGTGTTCAAGTTGCACCTCTATCATTATCAATGCAGGCGTCAAACGAGTCGTGGCCCCTGTCAGTCATAATCCCCGTTGGGTAGACTCCATCAAACTGAGCCAGACACTCTACCATGAAGCGGGTGTGCAGGTGGTGCTCATTCCTATGTTTGATAAGTATGATACATAATAATATGGTCACATTATTCTAGGAGGTTTGAAGTGGAAATCAAGATTGACATTGAGCAACTGAGAAAAAACAAAATCTTTATCGCCACCCCGATGTATGGTGGACAGTGCTGCGGCATGTATATGAAGTCCTGTTTGGACCTTCAGACCATCTTCCAGCAATACGGCATCCCCTCTAGATTCTCATTCATCTTCAACGAATCCCTCATCACCAGAGCGCGGAACTACCTCGTTGACGAATTCCTCAGAACAGAATTCACCCATCTCCTGTTCCTCGATGCAGACATCCACTTCAACCCACAAGACATTATTGCCATGCTCGCACTGGACAAAGACGTGATCGGCGCACCCTATCCTAAGAAGGCAATCAACTGGGGTAACGTGGCGCTTGCAGCACGGACCCATCCAGAACTCGACCCCAAGGAACTTGAGGCCGTGGTGGGTGACTACGTGTTCAACGTGGTCAAAGGTACCGAAAAGTTCCAGGTCTCTGAGCCATTGGAGGTCATGGAAATCGGCACGGGTTACATGCTCGTCAAGCGCGAAGTGTTCCCAAAGTTTGCCGAGGCGTATCCTCAGCTTCGCTATCGCCCGGACCACGTAGGTCAAAAAAACTTCGACGGCACCCGATACATTCATGCGTATTTTGATACCGTGATCGATCCTCAGAGCGAACGGTACCTCTCAGAGGATTATATGTTCTGTCAGTGGTACCGTGCGATTGGTGGACATATTTGGTTGTGCCCGTGGGTCCAGACGCAGCACGTCGGCACCTTCGCGTTCACTGGAAACATGGCAAAAATTGCGGATTTAACAGGGAGGTTATAACATGAGAATTTTCACATACGCTTTGGGTGGACTTTTGCTGGGTGTGTTGCTGACACTCATCGTCAATTCGGTATTCGCAGCCGATACAATTCGGGCCTGCACAGGCACAGACGGGACGGTGACCTTTACCAACGTAGGCGAACCAACGTGTCCGGTCGTGGCGTTACCAGGACTCACGGTCGCACCTACGCGAAGTTATCTCACACTCGCTCAGCCAGCCGACGTGTCAATCAACAACACAGAATCAGAGACCGTGAACGACCAAATGTGTGTATTATATAAAGAATGGATGACCCTCTCGTCACGAACCCTTGGTGGGTTTGCTCACAACACCGTAGCGGATACTCAGCGTCGTCTGGTCCTCGTGCAATTGTTTGGTGGAGGGTTCGCGCCAACTTCCTGTCACTGAAAGGTATATCATGATTATTGGTTTGATCGGTTTCATCGGGGCGGGTAAAGGTACTGTCGGTGACATTCTCAGCGAATGCGGTTACACACAGGATTCTTTTGCGAAGCCGCTGAAGGACGCCGTTGCGGTGATCTTTGGTTGGGACCGACAGATGCTCGAAGGCGCAACTCCAGAATCACGAGCCTGGCGTGAACAACCCTGTGAGTTTTGGTCCAAGCAATTTGGATACACCTTCACCCCACGGCTCGCACTACAACTCATGGGCACCGAGGCTGGTCGCAATGTTTTTCATCAGGACTTGTGGGTGATCTCATTGCTCAATCGCAGTCAAGGCAAGAACGTTGTGGTGACTGACGTGCGATTCAAGAACGAAGTGAAAGCGATTCGTGATGCAAATGGTTTGGTCATTCGGGTGCGCCGAGGGATCGACCCATTGTGGTATACAACCGCGCTGCTCGCCAATGGCGGCGACCGAGAGGCCCTTGTTCGCATGACCGAGATAGGGATTCATCCGTCCGAGTGGGATTGGGCCGGGTCACCCATTGATTACATCATCGACAATGATGGTACACTTGAGGACCTCCGCGAAAAAGTCTCCTCGGTACTCCAGAATATCCGCTTGACTTCCGCATCGAAATAGTGTATAATCATTTCACTCGGTTTATTATTCACCTGTGAGGACCCCATGAAACTGTCCGAAAACACCGTCAACGTGCTCAAGAATTTCTCATCCATCAACACCGCACTCTGGTTCAAGAGTGGCAACACACTCAGAACGATCAGCCCATTCAAAACGGTGCTGGCTGAAGCTGTGGTCGATGAGACCATCCCGTCAGACTTTGGGGTCTACGATCTCCACCAACTCCTCAGCATCCTCTCGTTGTACCAGGATACCCCAGAGGTCACAGTGGTTGGTAACGACCTCGTGATCCAAGGGAACGCGGGTCGCAGCAAAATTACCTACCGCTGCTGTGATGCCACAATGATCAAGACGCCACCCGACAAGGACATCAAGCTACCCTCAGAGGACCTGTCGTTCCTGTTGACCGAGACCGATCTTGACTGGGTCTTGAAGTCAGCCAGTGTATTGGCAAGTCCCAACATCGCTGTTGTAGGCGACGGCACCAAGTTGGTACTGAAAACATTGGATGCCTCCAATGACTCAGCACACACCGATACCCTGGACCTGGGACCCCATTCGGGAGACCCGGTCAAGTTTGTGTTCAAGACCGAAAACTGGAAGTTCCTACCAGGAACCTACGCGGTCACGGCATCGAACAAAAGTGCCACCGCGGGAGTCGCCAAGTTCCAGAATCAAGCCCGCAAAGTCGTGTATTTCGTGGCAATCGAAGGACAGACCAAGTAAGGGCATACTCAGTGTCCTATCACCGATAGAACCACCCTCCTGAGCCCTTTTTGGCCCCTGTGGGGGTGGTTTTGTCACATAGAAACATATGTTTACGATCTACCAGATAACCAATACTATCAACAATAAATCCTACATAGGGTTTACTTCCTCAAAACTCGAAACCCGATGGATGCAACATCTATCACGATCCAAAAAAGGTTCTCAGTGTTATCTGTATTGCGCCATAAGGAAATATGGTGCTGGTAACTTCAAATTGGGGGTTCTTGAGGAAGGTCTGGACCCAGAGATCGGCAAGAATATTCGGGAACCTTATTGGATTTCAGCTTTGAAGCCGGAGTATAATCACACCAAAGGTGGAGAGGGAACAGTAGGGCTGCAACATACACCGGAGTGGTGTCGGGATCACTCAGATTATATGAAGAAGTTATCTAGCACCCTAGAATGGAGAAGTCAGAAGTCAAAGCAGATGGAGGGCAAACAATTTGCTAAAGGTTACCATCATACTGACGAATTCAAAACACGACATTCTATTGCTACATCTATTCAAATGAAGGGTAATACTTACGCCTTGGGGCTTGAACATCCAAAAAGAACTTGCCCAAATTGTGATTTTGTGGGCACCGGAGGCGCCATGAATCGTTGGCACTTTGATAACTGCAAATCCAAGAAAGTGAACTAAATTATTATGGAACCAAATTTAAGACATGTATTGTGGGTAGAAAAATACCGGCCGGCAACCATAGACGAATGTATTCTTCCTGAAAGATTAAAGATACCCTTTAGAGAATATGTTAGGACCAAGACAATTCCCAACCTAATACTATCAGGCAGTGCTGGTGTGGGGAAAACCACTGTTGCTCGGGCTCTCTGTGAAGAAGTTGGATGTGACTATCTCTTTATAAATGGATCAGACGAATCCGGCATTGACACCTTTAGGACCAAAATAAAGAACTATGCTTCCTCATTGTCCATGATAGGAGGTCGCAAAGTAATAATAATAGACGAGAGTGATTATTTGAACCCCAACAGTACGCAGCCGGCCCTTCGTGGAGCCATAGAAGAATTTGCGGGAAATTGTTCATTCATCTTTACTTGTAATTTTCTTAATAGGTTAATTGTTCCCCTACACTCCAGATGTTCAACTGTTGAATTCACCCTCAAAGGTACCGAGAAACAAAAGATGGCCGCGGCATTCTTTACTCGGGTCCAAGCGATTCTCAAAACTGAATCTGTGGACTACGACCAGAAGGTCCTTGCGGAACTCGTCACGAAGTATTTTCCAGATTTCCGGCGCGTGTTGAATGAGCTTCAACGCTACTCCAAGTTCGGCAAGATCGACGTGGGTATCCTGAGTCATATTGGTGACGTGGATATCACCGAGGTTGTTGGATATCTCAAGGCCAAGGATTTTGGTTCCTTGAGAAAGTGGGTGGGGTCTCATACAATC